TTTTTTAATTTTCCATAAGGAAATATTTCATCTGAAGAATCATTCCAAATAGTAAGTTTTGAAAATACTACATTATCTATACTCTTACAATTATTATAAATAACTTGACCTGTTTGTATAGATGGTCCTCCTATTTCAACACCTATTTTATCAGAAGTTATATTATACAGTAAATTATTTAATTCATCTAACATTCTTTTTAAATGAATTAACTTATTTTTTATTTTTATTAATTTTATTTTCTTTTAACGCTTAAAGTTTGTGTTTTCAACGTCTTTTCTTCTTACCAAATCCAAAAAATGATGTAGATGTTGGTAAATATCTATCTAAAAAACTATTACCATATTTTTTATAAAGTACATAAAGTACAATAAAAAGAAGTATAGAATGTGTTAGATCTAGTTCAAGATATGGTTGAGCAATACAATAATGAAAAAGAGCAAAACCAACTAGTATATAAATTGGATTACCTCCACTAAGAAATGAAAAATCCATAGACTATATTTTACTAAATTATTTTTTTGTAAATTGATAAAACTATTTTTTTTGTAATATTTTATTACAAAATAAATAAATTTATAAAAACTTTAATCTACTCGTCATGGAAACCTTAAATTTATCAAAAGATTTCTTTTATTTTTATTTTTGGTTGCTTTAATAAAAAACACTAAATTAAAACAATTGTGTTACCTTGGATTTTACAAATAGATTACATGGAATTTTAATTTTTTTAATTTTTCAATAAATAATAAAACAAATAAACAATGTTTAATTGCTCGAGCACTGCTTTGCAGTGCGTTATTAAGTTGCTTAAGCAACTTAATTTGAATATGCAAGACCTCCCATACCGGACATAATGCGGAGAACATTGTAGTTAACGGCATAAATGTAAAGGGCATTCACGTAATCACCTGTGAAGTAGAGTTGAGCAGTGTCAATACGAGAGAAGTTGCATGTTCCGGATGGTTGATGTTCTTCTGGGCGAAGAGCAAAAGAGTAAACAGCAATAGAATCGGCAGTTCCTGTGGCACCGAAACCTGTGTGGGTGTCCCAGATTTGATTCCGGGTGAAGTACTTGAGATTCCGTTGGGTGAAACGATCTGTTCCGTTGAGGATAATCTTGCATTGAAGTGGGGTTGTTGCTCCAGTGTATGTGCTTGTTCCTCCAACAGCAGTGTTGTTAATAATGCTGGATGGTGTAGCAGCACCAGAAACGTTATCGAAAGAAGATCCTGGTGAAACAAGTGCTTCAGGTTGTCCAACCCAAATGAGTTCCTTAACGGGGTGATTGAAGTTGAGACGGATGGTGTTTGTGGTGGATGTTCCAGAAGATGCTTCTTGTTGAGTTTGGAGTTGATCAATAAGGTATTCGTGGGCATTTTGGGCAAATTGACGACGTTCAGTTGTGTCAAGGTAGACATAGTCAGCATAGACTGCAAGGTTGCATGAACCAGAGAGACCAGTGGTTGCATTGCTGCCAGCAGAGTAGCAGAAGGAAGATGTGCTATTGAATGTAATGTTGAACTTAACATCATGATATTGGAGAGCAATAAGGGGGATGGCAAGACCAGGGTTGCGGCAGAACCAGAAACGCATGGGGATATATGCTTCGCTGGGTGCGGCAGATGTAGTGGCAGCTGTTCCAGACTGGTGGGTATATGCCATCCGTTGGTACTTGGTGGAGGGGTTCACATCAATGATACCTGATCCACCATTGGGTGGGGGTTCAAGACCATTGAGTGTGAGTTCTCCTTGAGCACCAGTGGGGTTGCATTCAGTGAGATCCCGGTAAACGGTGAGCCATGTACCATAGTGACGATCAATGAGTTGACCTCCAATTTCAATTTCAAGGGAACCAAGAAGTGCGTGGGAAATGTCTGCTGCGAGGGCAGTGGCATTGGCAGTTACTAGGGCACTGGGGTTGTATTGGATCCAAAGATTCTTGAGAAGATCTCCGTTACGGGAGATTGTGACAGACACGCGGGAACCAGCACTGATGGAACCGTTGATGGTTTGTTGAATGGATTCAACGGCGAAGTTTGTGTGGCGACGGTAAACGGACTTGAAGAATGTGATTTGGGGTTGACCTGTAAGATAGATATCTTGGGCACCGTAGGCAACAAGTTGCATAAGACCTCCTCCCATTTTTAGTGAATGTGTGTGTTTTTGTACTTTTTATAAATATTTTATTTTTTAAATAAATTCCGAAAATTAATTTAATTTAATTTAATTTAATTTAAATTTGAATTAATTTTTTAAATTTTCCTTAGAGTTTTTTTAATTTTTTCTTTAAACTTATAATTTATTAGAATATATTAGAATATATTAGTATATATTAGAATATATTTTGATTTATTTTACCTGGTGGAAATGAATGTCCGTATAAAATCATATATGCTAAAACAATTGTTCCTATAAGAATACTTCTATCTGTAGCAACTGGAATACTTTGTTTTAAAACTTTTGTCATAATAACATAAAGTACTGCTGTAATTACTATACAATGTATAACCATATTAAATCCTGATTGTTGTTCCATTGTTTTTTAATTAATCTTTTATACTTACAACAAATAAATTTATTTATCTCATAAATAATATATTATTTTTATTATTTGTATTATTTATTTGTTGAATATTATTAGAATTATAAATTTCACCTTTTCTTAGGGTTTTTATGGATTTTATATGAATATGATTATAATTAATTTCTTCTAAAAGTTTTTCTAATAATTTATCCATACTATTTAGATCATATATAAAAACATCATCATATTCATAATTTCTAAATATTAATTGTAAAGTGTCTTCATTCTTAATAGTTTGATAACTTATTCTAAATTTTTCATTACCATGTGAATTAAAAAAACAAATAGCATCTCTATACATATGTCCTTTATCATAAAGTTCACCCATGTAATTTATTACTAAATTTCTTAAAGTAATTGGATACATTCTTTAATTACTAATTTTATTTTAATTTTAAATTTAAATTTAATTGTTCGAGCACTACAAAGCAGTGCGTTATTAAGTTGCTTAAGCAACTTAATTTGAATAAGCAAGACCGCACATACCACCCATAACTCTCATTATATTATATCCTGGTGCATACAAAGTATAACTTGGTAGTTCAGTATAATTTTGTAAAGGTGTTGAATCTTGATTACCTGGTGAAGTACTTGTATTTCTAAGATAAAATAGTAACTGTGCAGTATCTATACGTGAAAAGTTACATGTCCCAGATGGTTGATGTTCTTCGGGTCTTAAAGCAAAAGAGTAAGTATAAATATAATTACCGGGTATACGTGTATGATGCGTGTAGTTTTGTCCAAGTCGAAAGTATTCACCTTTACGTTCTTTAAAACGATCAGTTCCATTAATCATTAATTTAAAATTATACATTGGTGCAAATTGAGAAGGTGTTCCATTTGGAATAATATTAGTTCCTATAGAAAAATCATTTGCTTTAGCATTTGTTCCATTTCTATTAAAAACCCAAATAAGTTCTTTAACTGGATGATTTAAGTTAAGACGTATATTATTTTCACCAGTTAATGATTGAACATTTCCTGCTTGTGATTGTATTTGTTCAACAAGATATTCATGAGGATTTTGTGCAAATTTTCTTCTTTCAGAAGTATCTAAGAAATAATAAGTATTCCATATTTTAAAATTATTATTTGCATTAAGTTGTGGTGTAGTTCCATTAAATGTTGGAGCAACATAATTTCCATTATTAACAGCGACAACTAAATTTTGAAATGATTCAAATGATATTTTAAGTTTAACTTCAGCATATTGTAAAGCAATAAGAGGAACTGCTAAACCAGGATTTCTACAAAACCAAAATTGTAAAGGAACTTGAATTAAATTACCAGGTTCATAAGAAGTATCATAAGGTTGCCAAGTTGCTGAAGAATAATTCTTTCCAACCATTGTTCCATATCCTTGAAGTTGTGATCCTGCTAAAGTTAGTTCAGACCAAATATCCATCCATTGTCCATATTGTTCATCAATTTGTTGTCCACCAATTTCAACAGTAACATTTTTAATAAGATAATTTCCAACACCTTGAATATATCCAAAATAATCATATGTCCCTGTAACATAATTTGTTGGATTAGGTAAATAAGCATCAATAATTATATTTCCTAGAAGATCACCATTTCGTGCAACAACAATTGTAATATTACCTCCAAAGTTAATATTACCATCAATAAGTTGAACAATAGATTCCATAGAAAAATTTGTATATCTATGATAAACTGCTTTAAAATATGTTATTTGTGGATTTGAAGTAAGATAAACATCTTGGGATCCATAAGCAGCAAGTTGTACTAATCCTCCACCCATTTTTAGTATTCACAATCAAAGATTGTAAGTTATTAATTACAATTATTTTTATTATAAGGGTTTTACTTTAAGTTAAATTCAATTAAGTTATTGTTGCTTTTGCGTTTTATACATTTGGTATGTATTTTTTGTTCCTTTACATTTTTTAACTGTCCACCCAATATTTATTAAATAAAAAATAAATAAAGATCGTAAAATTATTATTAAACTTATGGAATCCATATACCATTAATACTCACTTTTATTTTAGTTTAATCATTCTTACGCTTTTTTATTTTATTTAAAATTAAAAAAAAATAAAAGTTAAGTTTAAAGAAAGTAGTTAATGGGTGATAATTTAAAAATTGGAATTGTTTTAAATTACAAAAATGCAGAAAAAAAGAAAGATGAATTACTTGCTATTGACTTACCTGATAAACCTTGGTTAAAATTAGGTGAAAATAGTAGATATACACCTTATGCGGTTATTAAAAAAGGTAATAAAAGATATTTTCCAGCAGATGTTGCTATGGGTTTATATATTGAAAGTAAATATCCAAATATTAAAGTTGATTATATAACTCCTGATGAAATATCTACTCGTCGTTTTAAACAAAATGATCTTGTCTTTATTATTATTTATGATCTGTTAGAAGCATTTCATTTAACTAAAAAAGATAATTTTAATAAGTTTAAATCAGCACTTAAAAATTCAAATAATGTTTATCCTCCATATAATTATCAAAAATTTATTAATAATAAATGTATATATTATAAATACTTAGGAAAAAAAGGATTACCTGTTGCACCAACTCACTGTGTTACTAAAGAAAAATGGTATACAAAAAATCCTAAAATGTACATTTCAAATTTAATTACTAAAGTTAAACATAATAAATGGGAATCCATAATTGCAAAACCTGTTTATGGACAAGAATCAAAAGATTTTGCTAAATTTATAGCATGTAAAAAGAATGGATTAGAATGTCAAAAGAACCATCTTCTTCGATATTTTTCAAAGAATGTTCCAAAATATAAAAGTATAGTTATACAAGAATACATCAAAGGTTTTGATAAAAGTAATCCAGAAATTAGAACTTACTTTATAAATGGTAAATATATGTATTCCATAATAACAACTTCAGATGATGTTGAATTACCTGTTCAAGAAGGTGGTAAATTTGAAATACCCCAAGATAAATGGAATTATGCAATGGAACTTGCACGTAAGGTTATGGATTCACTGCCAAAAATAGATCTTAATAGTAAGTATCCAATTTTAACACGAATTGATTTAGGATCTGGTTTAGAATCTGAAAAATTTTCTCTCTTTGTAAATGAAGTTGAATTTGTTCCAAGTTTATACATAGAAGATCAAAATAATCCAGTTCTTGAAAAAATATCTGATACTTTAGTTGAAACAACTAAAGAATACAAAAATAAAGGAAAAAGTATTGTTAAAGTTATTTTTTAAAAAGGTATTTTATCTTGTACAGTTGATTTAAATTTAAGTATAGAAGGATCATCACGAGTAGTTCCATTAACAAACTTATATATTGCTATATAATTGTTAATTTTTGTTTTATCTGCATTTGGATCATTATTTGTATAATAATTATCCATTTTTGTAATTATGTCTTTAACTATACCTTTAAATTTTTCATTACCAACTAAATTTTGCATACCTCCATTTTCGATAATTAAAGAATTAGCCATTTCTTGTAAATCTAAAATTTTATTTACTTCATTAGTACCAAACCGTGTTCGGCGTGTTTTACGAACTTTTTTACGATTTCTTAATGATCCTGAATAAGTATTTGATGGTAGTCTACGTTTTTTTAGTTTATTTGAAATTAGTTTTCTAATAACAGAAATTTTCTTATAAACTCGACGCCCACCAACTTTCTTGGTACATTTTATACGGTACTTTTTACATCTTTTAATTAAACGAGCAGGTAGTTTGCGAGAACCTTTACGTTTAACTGAACGGCGACGAGTTTTACGTTTTTTACCAAATAGAAAAGAAAGCATTGTGTTATATTAAACTATTTTATTTTTTTTAATAAATTAATTTAAATTAATTTAAATTAAATTTTAAATTTTAAATTTTAACGGTATATTCATTGAGTATATTATTTTTATTAATATCAGGTGTAACGTACTTTTCAGCAATACCACAATACATACCTTCTCTAGGTTTTGTTTCTTTTGCATAAACGGGATTTCCATAAACTCTAGTATAATAAATACCAAGTTTATTGAAGATATCATGAGATGTAACTATAACGCGGTATTCTAAAGGCACTTTAACAAATTGTATAAAACATTCATTTTTAATTGAATGAATTGCTTTAGATAATTCATTTCTTAAATTTCCATAAAATCTAGTTTTACCTGCATAACGTTTCCATATTTTGTAAATGTTGTCAATTGTATTTTCAGTAACTTTAACAAGATGTATTCTTTTAGGTAAAAAATCAGGTTTTGTTCCAACTTTTTGTTTATAATTTGTAAGACCACCTGCATCAATTGCTGGATAAAAGAATTCTGAATTATTTACACCATAAGATGTTTTATTTATTTGTTTTTCACCAATATGATATAATTCAATATATTTCTTTGGTGGTAAAGAACCATTATTTTCAACAACTTCAGAAATTGGAATACCATTATTAATAAAATTTAATACCAGTGTTACTTTATTTTTATAAGCATAAAGTTCTTTATTATTTGTTGGAATAGATAGTACTTTACTAGTCTTTTTTACACCAACATTGTAAAAAGAATTAATAACATTTTTTTCCCATTGTTTATAAATTTGTTCCATTTTATTTTAAACTAAGATTATTTTTTAAATAATTTTTTTAAAGAAAAAGTCTTTATGAAAGTCTTTTAAAGAAAAAGTCTTTTGTATCCCTTCTTTTTTGTTCTACAATAATGACAGTCAGGTTTATTTTCACAAATAATTTTACATTGTTTACAAATAGTATGTCCACATGGATCAAGAAAATATTCAACTTGATGTTCTAAACAAATTTGACAAATAGTTGGTGGTAAAATAGTTCCTGATATTAAACTAATTTTAATTTTAGTTTTTTCAAATTCAGTATATGCTTCTTCATATTTTTTATTTAAATTATCGATATCTAGTTTAATATAATAATTTTCAACTTTTTTTTCAAGAATTTCTTTAACAATTTGATCACTTTCATCAAGTGTAGTATTATTATGAACAAAATTTATACAGTTTTTAATACTATCACAAAAAGTTGTATATTTTTCTCTTGCTTGATTTAATTCAGTTTCTGCATTCATAAGATCCATGTATATATCACATACATTATGTTTAAGTGCTGTAAAATCTTCACGGTATTTATTAATTATTGGACAATCATTTATTTTAAGATCTTTTTTACTACTATCCATACTAAACAATTTTTCTTTAATTTTATCAAATAAAGTTGTATAATCAACTGAAGATCTATTTTGATTTGAAAAATGAAAACTGAGATCACCTCTTTCTGTAATAAGTTCTTCAAATGTTCTATTTAAATTAGTAATACTTTCACTAAATGCTTCATTAAATAAAGCAAATTGTTCAATATTATTAATTGGTTCAACCATTTGTATTTAAATTTATTTGACTTTAACTTTAAATAACCTATTTTTTAAATTATTTAAACTTAAACTTAAACTTAAACTTTAAGATCTTTCTTCATGTTATGGTAAAACCGGTGTTTTACGTTTGGGTAGTAAATCTGACGTTTCACGTTGATCATGTTTGCAAAAAGGACAAAATACAGATCGTTCAAACCAATTACTAGCACAATCTAAACATATTTTATTATTACAACATTTTACTTTTTTAAAAGTATCATATTTATCTGTACAAATTAAACATTCAATTTTTTCACAAACAACTGTTTCTAATTCATCTAAATTATTTAAAGAAACTACAACTGGATCCCAAAAAGAATCAGATTCATGTGGTATTATTATTATAGGATTAACTAATATATCGTAAATATAATCTTCAAATGCATTACGTTCTTCTATAATTCTTTGAAAATTATTGGTATTATTTGTACGATAATTAATACGATTTCTTATAATTTCTTCAAATTCATTTCTTCTTCTTAATCTTCTTTGAATAGTTTCTCTTAATGGTATAAAATTTAAATGACGTGCTGGTTCGGGTTCTAAATTAGTTACCTCTTCCGATTCCGAAGGTGAATCTGAATCTGGTTCATTTTCATGTTCACTTAAATTATTAATTAAATTATTGTCCATTTAAATTTAATGTATTTAATTTATTTAAATTTAATATATTTAATTATTTAAATTAAATTATTTTAACTTTTCTTTAAATTTTAAAGTAAAGTTTTTAGTTTTAACTTCTTTTGTGTTATGTTCTTTAAAATCGTTAAAGTGTTTATAAATAAGTTCCAACCTTTCTAAACAATTTTCACCAGTAATACTTTGTAGTATACTTTTAACAAATTGTATTTTACCATTTTGTTGGACTTTAGATTTTATAAGTTCTTGATTAAGTATATTTTTAAATAAATAAATATCAAATATATCCAGTTTATTTAAATTATTTCCATTTATTTTATTAATATTCTTTTTATTATTTAGAAGAATATTAAATCTATTATTAATAATACTAGACCTTGTTAAACCTTTTATAGGTATATCAGATCTTGAATAAAAACATGGAATTATTATACTATTTACACAATGATAATCTGGTAAAAAAGTTTTATTACTATCATAAGTATCTGAAAATAATATTTCTCCATATGAAATTGAATCTGCTGCTTTTGAAATTTTATGGATATCTTGGTTATAATCAATGTAATTTTC